TAAAGAGGGGTTAGGGGAGATTTAAAGGGCATTTAAATAAGCTTTAAGCCCCCGCTACATCCAACGCAATCGGCACATACTTGTCGCTGTCGCCAACACGCTCATACATCCGCACATACGCTTTACTGCTTACCACTTGCACGCTTTCGCTAATGGCTTGCATAGCGCGCAACCAGCGCGGGTCTTGGATTTCAACGCGGCGCAAGCCTAAAATACGTGACGTGTTGAGGTTGCCCTCTTTGTCCACGTTAAATGCCCGCTCAATCAAGGCTTTCAGCTCAGGTCGTGAGCCTTCACTCCATTCATTCAAACACTCATCAATCAATACTTTGGCCGCCTGAATACGTTCGTCAAACTGCAAACTTTCATTGATGGCGCGTTGGATTTTGTATTTGCCGTCATAGCTAAACAGCGTCACATTGCCTTTGTTGCCACCCACTTTTGCGCCATATTTTTCGGCGGAAAGCTCAATAAACGCGCCGAGGTCGCCAAAAATGCCGCCTTTAAACTCGCCAATTTGGCGATTTAATGCTTTGCCTTTTTCCACCCACTCGGTCACCAGTTCGTCGCGATGTTTGTCAATATCACGCACCAGTTCTTCCGGGGTAAGCGTGCCTGTTGCGTCACGCCAGTAGGTTTTGCCTTCGATTGTTACTTTTGCCATAGTTAAACCTCTTCTTTATCTAATTTGATTACAATCAATCTATTGCCTTTGTTACGCTTGAGGATCGCTTCTGACCCCATCGCATACAGTGTTTTTTTTCTAATATTAAATTTCTTTGCTAGTTCTTCCGCCGTGCCGTCGCCTAGATTCTCTTCTCCGCGATATACGGCGTAGATTTGACGATATTTAGGCACCTCTCCCCCTTAAGCCCAATAGACCATGACGCCTTGTTCATTTGCCACATTTCGCACAATATGCACGCCATTTTTGACGGTGGTCATTTGTACGCCTTTTTCTTGTAAACGACGGCTCGGGTTTAAAATCACCATTTTCGGGAAACGGCCGTCTTTACTTTCAACGATTTGTACGCCTTCTCGTCTTAACGCATACGCTACGCGATTCATTTGTTCACTCATTTGGTTGCTCCTTTGGTTTAATTAGTTAATTAACATGCCTGCATAAGAGTTGATTAACTTCTCGTCAATCTGTTTACCGTGCATTTCAGCCACACGGATCACACCGCGCATCAATTTCGTTAAACGGCGCGCATTGCCGTGGCTGGCTTTAAATAAGATTTGGTTAAATTCGTCCGTGCCTAAGCCGTTTTCTGCTAGTTTATGGATGTCATCCTCACTTAACTGGTTACCCAAGTCACAAGCCAAGCCCACTCGGCTATAAAGTTGTGCCAATTCGCCGTATTTACCTTTCAAGTTAACAAGTAGGCGAGGCATACCGGCAAGCACCACACCGCAGCCTGTCAAGTCATGGATTCGGCGGATATATTCAAGGCTTTTCGTGCTTAACAATTCCGCTTCGTCCACAATAATTAAGCGACCTTCGCCCAATTTTTCGGTGATACGGGTAAACAGTTCATGGTTAGCCCCGACTTCATTCAATCCCAACTGGTGACAGAGATTTTTTAGCAACACTTTCGGGCTACAACTTGGCTCAACTTCGATAAAAATCGTCTCCGGGTTTTGGCTGACATACTGTTTTAATGCCTTGGTTTTGCCTAAACCTGCCGCACCATAAACCACGCTAATTTCGCCTTCGACATGGGCAATATGCACCACATCAAGGCAACGTTCTGCGGCGTAAGTCGGCACAAATTCGCTGTTAAAATTGCGCTCAACCACTTTGTCTTTTTCGCGTTTGATTAAGCGATCCACCGCTTCGTCAATATCTTTGGTTACGCCTTTATAAATGCCTTTTAAATACTGGCTAATAACGGCATTAGATTTGCCAAGGGCTTTGGCAACTTGTGTTTGGGTTAACCCTTTCTGTTGCATAAATCTTGCGAGTTGTTCTTTCATACTAGCGTTCCTGTATTTGTAATTAATCTTGATGCGTGGCAAATAAGATTGCCTTTTAATGTATAAATTGCTAAAAAGTCTTGGGCTTGTCTCACTTCAACCGCCTTACCTTCCCATTCAATGAGGCCGTAAGAAAAATGCGGTTTCTTGTTGTATTCAACCCGTCCGCAGTGGACTTTTTTAATAATTCGTTTTGTCATAATCTAACCTCCTGCCATCTTGCGTTGTTGGCGTCTCATTTCGCTTGGCAATAACGCGATTTCTTCGTCCTCGTCAAAGTGGTTGACTTGTTTTTTGCGTAAGCCGTGCAACAGTTCTGCGCCTTGGTTGTGGGCGATACTAATGACCGGATTCAATTCCGCATTAATTTCGTCAAGTTGTTCTTGTTTCAATTTCGCACGGCGTTGGTGTCTGTCTTTGCGTGCTTTTTCCACATAACTCAACGGGAAGGCGTCACGCTTGTTGCCGTCTAAAATTGCATCGCAAATAAACGCGCCTGATTCATCGCGAATAATGACCGCACTTGGGTTATGTATATCCAACGCCACCTGCACGTTTTTGCCGTCCACATCAAGCAGTTTCTGATTGAAATATTGGTTGTTAAACACTGATACCCAGCCTCGTTGAGCCACACGCATCACACTTGGGCGGAATAGGTCGCGTGCTTCAATCGGGGTAATCAATAACAACTCAGTGTCGGCTAATAACTCACGGCGTTTTTGCGCAGGTGTGCAGCCAATTTCACGGTGGATATGTTCGTTGTTGTACCAACGTATCCCTTCTTCCACCGCATCAATAAACTGTTTCCACGTTGGCAATTTACCCACAGCCCAACGTTGTTTATTTGTCAGTTCGGTTCGGCCTTGGCGAATTGCTTTATCGAGCGAAATCACTGCCGTGGAGGTTTGTCGCACGGTGTCGCGGTCTGCGCCACGTCCGTGGTAAGTCTCAAACTGGCGGGCAATGCGAATCGCTAAAGTTTGGTTCACCCGTTCAATAATCCCGCGCCCTTGTGGGTTTCCTGGAATCCCTGTTTGGTGGTTAATTCCTAAACGGGGCAAAATCCCTGTAATATCCGCATCTAGCGTCCAGTTCTTTTCGCCTCCCCCGTTATCTGAATAATAGATAGCCGGTATGCCGTGGTTCTCAATCCCGTTTCGGATAGCGTCCGCAACGGCTAACGCGTTTTCCGCCAAACTGACCGACCAACCAACAATAAAGCGGCTAGGCGCGTCCATGACTAACGTCAATTCAGGGATAAACGGGCGACCATGATCAGGGTGTTGCACTTTCATCTTCATGGAGTGGCCATCACCCACCCACACATCATTTGCTTTTAACACCGACCAATCGCGCTTAACGTAAGTGTTCAAGGCGCGTAGGCTTGCACCTGTTTTACGACCGATTTCGCGAATATGGCGTGGCAGTTTGGATAATCCGCGACGCACTCTATCAAGGCTTGGCAACCGTGCCATCATTAACGGCTGGTCAGCATAGTGCGCCTGCCAGTGCGCTTTAAAAATGGCATAAGCCTCGGTGACGTTTACGCCATTGGTGTTTCGATAAGCCACCAAAAAATCAGGCAACCACGCCAATTCTTCCAACTTTTGCGCCTGACGTTGACTCGGCGCCAACGCACGCAAACGTTCTTCCGCTGTTTTGCATTTGTGATAATCAATCACCCACTGATTCAGGGTTCTTGGTGATAACACACGGCCGCAGTTATTGCCGTTTTTGCTGTTAGCCTTGGAGATCAACACCATCAAATCTTCCGAAATTTCACCGCACTTTGCCGCATTGCAGAGGTGGGTAATAGCTTTGATTCGGCTTTGCACCTGCTCCAACTCGCTCACATAAGCCACTAAAGCCATGCGTGCATCAGCGATTTCACGCTGTTTGGTGGTGAGGTCGCCAAGGTTCAGATTTTTAACCGTTGGGAGTTGTTTTGGTTTACTTATCACCGCAACAGCAAAACGATCTCTAATTGCGGTTTGTACATCTTCCGGCAAGGTAGAAACTGCATATTCAACACCGCCACCTTTACCAACTCTTTTTTGAGTTGCCCAACCATTCTTCTTAGCTTGATAAATAATTCCTTGCACTGAATTAGGTAAACAGGATAAACTTAAATTAAGTAGTTCCTTGGCTGAGTAGTGTGTTTTTAGGTTGTCGTTTCTCATAAATAACCTCAAAACTATCTATCGGCGTATTTTTTATGGTTACGTTGCTCATAACGTGATGCCCAAATAACTTCGGCAGGAACGCCAATGGCTTCAGCTATAATGCGTTCACCTTTGAGCCAAGGACGGTCGAGCGCGTTTTTTAATGTGCTACCGTTGCTATAACCATGCTTTAAAGATAGTTGGCGCAATGACCAACCTTTTTTTGCTAGTGCAGCTTTGATATCTTCTCGATGCCAATCAATAGCTGTTTTTTTAGTTTCCATTAATGTCCTCATTAGATAACCTTATTTGTTAATCTGATGAGGATATTAAACTACAAAAGTAATCATTTCAACTTTAAAAATACACTTTTAAAGTTAAGTGATTACTTTTTAATCTATGCTTTTATAGTTATTTAATATAATTAGTTGATTTTAATGATTATATTTGTAACTTTAAAAATAATTAAAAATTCATATGGAGTTTTTAAAGTTATGAAGGTTAAGTTTAAAAATACATCTCTAATAGGGAATCGGATTAGAGAGGAGAGAGAAAGAATTGGAAAAAGTAGGAATGAATTAGCAGATAGACTTGGATTATCTCTTTCAACACTGCAATTATGGGAAACAAACGAAAGAGAGCCTCAAGCCTCAATGATTATCGTGATAGCAAAAGAGTTAGGAGTTTCACCGAGTTATTTATTAACAGGAGAAACTAATGAAACGCTAGATGAAAAATCAGATAAAATAGCAGAGCCAATGGCTCAATATTCACATAGCGCCATTGATAATGGCTTTGAATTCATTGATGATTGCCGCGATGTTATCGTAACGGCGGGTTATGGCGGTATAAACGGAGATTACCCCGAAATCAAGAAAACTAAGATAGAAAGCGAATGGTTGCGCGCAAGAGGGTTAAAGGCCGAAGATTGCGGCAAATATAAAGTGTGCGGCGATAGCATGGACGACACATTAAAAGACGGCGAAGACATTATCGTTAATCATGCCAGTAAAACTTTAATTGATGGCAAAATCTTTGTTTTAAACAATCAAGGATCAATGCTGATAAAACGCATTCAGCGCACATTTAGCGGGGTAGAGCTACTCAGCGACAATAGCGCATACCGCCCAATAAAACTCACAGCAGAAGAGGCAGACAGCCTGCTTGTGATTGGTCAAGTTGTGTTAGGCTACCGCAATTTTTAA